TGACGATATAGAGGTAGAGGTTACTGAAAATGAAAGCCAGATTGCAGATCAATCGGCTTCTAGTGACGACGAATTAGAGAACTACACAAAAAGTGTCTCTAAGCGTATTAATAAATTAAATGCGAGAAATCGTGAAACAGAAGAAAGAGCAGCACAATTAGAAGCTGCTTTACGACAAAGAGAGCAAGAGGTTCATGCTTATTATCAACAAGCGGCCACAGCTCAACAAAATTTGTTGGCTAAAGAAGAAGAAACTGTAGAGATTAAAGAGCGTGAAGCTAATGAGCTATACAAAAAAGCTCATGCTTCCGGGGATGCTGAGTTGATGTCAAAAGCAGATACTTTGAAAAGTGAACTTTCTTTACAAAAAGAGAAAGTTAGAATAGCTAAACAGAGACAAGAGCAAGCTAATACACAAGTACAAGCTCAAGCTCAACCCCAACAACAATACGTTCAGCAAGAACAACAAACAGTACAACCTTCAAAAGAGGCGTTAGATTGGGCAGATAAAAACCCATGGTTTAATCAGAACCAAGAAGCCACAGCCTGGGCAGAACATGTCCATAATTCTTTGGCTGGCGAAGGTTTTGATTTAGACTCCGATGAATATTACGAAGAGTTGAATAATAGAATTTATAAAGTTTATCCGGATCTTAGATCTGATAATGCCGAACAAAGAGAGGACAGGCCCGCTGTGCAAAGAGTCGCCTCTGCTTCCGTAGGAAGTCGGCAAAAAACACAAGGCAAAGAGAACGGCGTACGTTTTACGAAATCCGAAGTCGAAACTCTACAAGGATTGAAACCACACGGCATGACAGATGAAGCGTGGTTGAAATCAGTCGCTAAAGAAAAACAAAAACTAGCTACAAGGGAGGCAAAATGACAGAAGAAACCAATATAGACGTACATTCCAGAAAATCCCGTGAGTCCGAGTCTCACGATAATAATTCTCGCAGACAACCATGGAGGCCAGTTAGGAAACTAGAGGTTCCTGAACCACCAGAAGGATATGAATATCGTTGGATAAGAGAATCCATGCTGGGACAGGAAGATAAGGCAAATGTGGCAAGAAGACTCAGAGAAGGTTGGGAGCTCGTAAGAGGAACCGATTTACCAGCTGAGTACGCTTTCCCCATAGCTGACTCTGGAAGACATGCTGGTTTTATATATAGCGAAGGACTACTGTTAGCGAAAATACCTGTTGAGACTCGTAATGAACGTAATGCTTATTATGAAGATCAGACTGCCCGTAAGAAGGAAGCATTAGATAATAATATATTTAGTGAATCCAGAAAAGACGGAAGGTATGTCAAGTATGACGCTGATAGAAGATCCAATGTTACTTTTGGGAAAAAGTAACGATCATAAATAATAGGAGAAATTCTTATGGCAAATAAAGATGCCGCTTTTGGATGTAAACCTGTTCGTATGATGGGTGGCGAACCTTATAACGGAGGACAATCTCGTTATAGGATAGCCAGTGGTGCTACTACACCAATATTCCAAGGAGATCTGTGCACACAGCTCACCGCTGGAGTAATCGGTAGACACGCTGCAACTGGAACTGTTCCGATTGTTGGAGTGTTTAACGGATGTAGATACACTGATCCCACTACAGGCGAGCAAGTTTTCTCAAACTATTATCCTGGTAGTATTGCTGCCAGTGATATTCTTGCTTTCGTGATTGACGATGCAAACGTCGTATTTGAAGTACAAGCAGACGCAGCAATGCCTGTTGCTGACTTGTTCGGAAACTTCGACATTGTAGACGGATCACCTGTAGGCAGCACACAGTCCGGAATATCTAATTTAGAGCTAGACGTAACAACAGGAGCTACAACTGCTACTCTACCTCTAAAAGCATTAGATATATCTCTGGATCCTAATAACGATGATGTAGCATCAGCAAACACTAATGTTTTATGTGTGATTCAAAACCACATTATGGGACAGAAGGGTGCTGGACTAGCATAAGGAGTTAATTAAATGGCAATTTCAAGAGCACAATTAGCTAAAGAGTTAGAACCAGGATTAAATGCACTTTTCGGGATGTCCTATGATTCTTATGACCAAGAGTATGAAGATATTTTTGTAATTGAGGATTCAAATAGAGCATTTGAAGAAGAGGTATTAGTCACGGGTTTTGGCGGCGCACCTGTCAAAACAGAAGGGCAGAGTGTTGAATTTGATAACGCTAACGAAAGTTTTAGCGCAAGATACACGCACGATACAGTTGCGTTGGCTTTTGCACTAACTGAGGAAGCAGTCGAAGACAATCTCTACGATTCTTTAGGTAAAAGATATGTTAAAGCATTGGCTAAATCTATGGCTAACACCAAAGAAGTCAAAGGCGCTGACGTACTGAATAACGCTTTCTCTTCCAGTTTTACTGGCGGTGATGGTGTTTCTCTAATCAATACTGCTCACCCCCTAGCCGGTGGTGGAACAGCTGCGAATAGAGCTACAACTATGGCAGACCTTAATGAAGCCTCACTAGAGGATGCTTTAATTGATATATCTACATTTACAGACGATAGAGGTCTGACAATATCTGTGCAAGCAGACAAACTTGTGGTTCCACCACAATTAGTGTTTGTTGCTGACAGAATATTACAGTCAAACCAAAGATCGGGAACTGCTGATAATGACATCAACGCAATCAAAAACACAGGTGTTTTACCTGGTGGTTACGTTGTTAATCATTACCTATCAGATCCAGATGCTTTCTTCCTCTTAACATCTGTGAACAGCATGGGCGAAGGTCTAAAAATGTTCCAAAGATCTCCAATGGAGACTTCTATGGAGCCAGACTTTTCAACAGGCAACATTAGATATAAAGCTAGAGAAAGATACTCGTTCGGTTTCTCGGATTGGAGAGGAGTCTACGGATCTCAAGGCGCATAATTTGAAGTCGTAACACACTTTATTACTCAGTGTTACAGAAAGGGAGCTTCGGCTCCCTTTTTTTATGCTTATTGTTATTTGTTAATGTTTATAAATAGTTGTAATATTATAACCATGAGTAATTATGTGGATAAGTTGGCGGCAAAAGAGGCCATACTTGATGTCGGTGTTGGTTTTTTTATGGCCTTCCCGGTAGCTTTAGCAGTTCTTTCCTTTTCTACATGGATAGGTTTAGGCGTTATTACTACAGCGGTCTTTCAAACTTTTGTTTTTACAATCGTTTCTTTGATTAGAAAGTATTTTGTCAGAGTGCATTTCAAAAAAATTAATGGCGAAAGATAAATACCATAAGTTGCCAATCTAATAGCCAGATAGTATTATCAATCTTGTAGAACTAATTGTTGCGGGCATGGTGCTCGCAATGGCTATTTATAAGGAGGCTGATTATGACTACACACTTCACTTCTGGAGTTACCAATGTTGGAGCTGATTCAACATTAGGTAAATTAAAAGCTCCAGCACCCCATAAGTATCACACTTATTTTAATGATTTTGATACTTACCTAGCGTCCGATTGGACAATTACAACAACTGAGGATGGCACAGGATCCGCAACTGAGGCATTAGCTGATGGCGATGGTGGTTTACTATTGGTAACCAACGCAGCTGGAGATAATGACCATGACTTTTTCCAACTTGTTAAAGAAGGTTATAAGTACGAGGCTGGCAAACAGTTAGCATTTAACATTAGATTTAAAACTAATGATGCTACACAGTCTGACATTGTTGCTGGTTTACAACTGACTGACACAACACCATTAGATGTAACAGATGGCATCTTCTTTTTGAAAGCAGATGGCGCTGCTACAATCAGTTTCATCGTTGAAAAAGATAGCACACAGTCAACATTGACTTTGCCTAACTCTTTGGCCGACGATACTTTTATGACACTTGGTTTCGTTTACGATCCTAAAGATCAGAAGTTTCATGTCTTCCAAAACAATGTTCTAGCTGGCACAGTTGTTAGCACTAATGCTCCAGATAACGAAGAGTTAGCTCTGTCGTTTGGCATACAAAATGGTGCTGCTGCTGCAAAAACTTTGACTGTCGATTACATCGGCGCAAGCAAAGAACGTACAGCAAATACTGAACTGTAAGGAGTAAAACATGGCTGATGCAGTAACTTCACAAACTATCCAGGATGGTGAGAAGACTGCCATACTGAAATTCACCAATGTCTCAGACGGCACTGGTGAATCAGCTGTTAAGAAAGTAGATGTTTCTGCTCTAGCGTCTAATAGCGCTGGAGTGGCATGTACTTCTGTTTCTGTTTCCAGGATCTACTGGGCAACATTTGGCATGAGCGTTAAACTTGAGTTTGATGCAACCTCCAATGTGCTTTTGGTTCATTTGCCAGCAGACAGCACTGGTGACGAATACTATGATTTATTTACTGGTATTCCGAACAACGCTGGATCTGGTGTAACCGGGGACATTGACTTAACAACTGTAGGACACAGTAATGGTGACGCTTACACGATTATCTTAGTTTTGAATAAAAACTACTAGATGGCAACCACAAAGGATGTAAAAAGATCTCCAAGCGGTAGGCTTTCCTATCGCGGGGAGACTTTTTCTGGTTACAACAAACAAAAACGTACACCAGGTAAAAATAAAAAGTTTGCAGTATTGGCTAAGAAGGGCGATCAAGTAAAAATAGTGCGTTATGGTGATCCGAACATGTCAATCAAAAAAGATCAACCAGCGCGAAAAAAAAGTTTCAGAGCAAGACATAATTGCGATGCAGTGCAAAAGAAAAAAGATGTGTTTACTGCGGGTTATTGGTCTTGTAAAAATTGGTAAATAATTATGGCAACTCCAAAAAATGTAGCGAACCCATCCTTGTATGCAAAAGCCAAAGCAAAAGCTAAAGCTAAATTTGACGTATATCCGTCTGCTTACGCAAATGCTTACATGGTTAAAGAATATAAAAAAATGGGTGGCAAATATAAAGGTGCTAAAAAAGCAGAAGGTGGTGAAATGAAAAGTTTGAAACCAATACCGGCAAAAAACAAAGGCTTATCAAAATTACCTAAAAAGGTAAGAAACAAAATGGGTTTTATGCGTAATGGCGGAGAAGTTATGATGGTCCAGGGCAGAGGTTGTGGAGCTATGATGGATAGCAAACGCAAAAAAACCAGAGTTCCTAGAAGTTAATGAGTCTCAAGGCTTGGTTTGGCAAAGGCCCAAAGGGCGATTGGGTTGACATAGGTGCACCAAAAAAAGATGGCAAGTTTCAACCTTGTGGTCGTAAAAGCACTAAGGGATCTAAAAGAAAATATCCTAAATGTGTGCCCCGATCACAAGCCAATAAAATGAGCAAATCAGAAAAAAAATCTGCGGTAAGACGTAAAAGAGCAAAGCCTCAAGGTGTTGGCGGAAAACCAACTAATGTAAAAACTTTTGCAGCTAGAGGTGGTATGATAATATCAAAACCTAATATGGGTTTATACGGAAGGAGATAACCATGAAAGGAAGAAAATATATGGCCAAAGGTGGCGGTATGAAAGGAACCAAATATAGAGCCAAAGGTGGTTCAATGAAAGGAACCAAATATATGGCTAAAGGCGGTGCGGCAGCTAGAGCTGAAAGAACAGCTACAGGTTTTGGTAACATGCCAAAATCGGTTATGTCTGCTCTTACAGGCGGAGGCACGCGAAAAGCTGGACAAGCAAACACTCTTAGAGGTACTAAAGGTATGGCTAAAGGTGGTGGCATGAAAGGCACTAAGTACAGAGCTAAGGGCGGAGGCTTGTACGGCAAGTAACTAATTACATAGGAGTTAAATTAAGTGGCGTATTTAATTTCCAACATCCCACAGTTTAAGTGCTGGGTGCGAAAAG